ATTGGAATGAATATACACATAAATATAAATGCTAATACTTCTAATTTCCAATTTTTCTTTTCCATCTTAATTTACCCCTCCCTGATTTCTTACATTCTCTGCCGCACTTGCAGTAGTTTTTAAGTTAGCTTCAACCTTTGCCTTAGCTGCTGCATCTGCTGCAACCTTAGCCTTTAATTGCGCCTCTGCTGCCGTTTCACTTTTGAGTTCCTCCATTGTCTCAGGCGTATTAATAGTCAATATCCTGACAGCATTCTCAACAGATGTAATACCTGCACCAACAGCAACTGCAAGCATATTAACTGTTTCATCAACCGATGATGGCAATAGAGAATTATAATTGAAACTAATATCCAAATCCTTCATTCCTGTAAGTTCGGGGTATAGCTCAGTTGCCATATCTTTTACGATACTGATAATTCTTGAAATAAACTCATCGTGAATTTCACGTTTTTCTGCTACCTTAACAAAAGCCTGCAAGAATGTGAGTTTCATTGATTGAGTTGATAAGTTACCGTTTTTCATATCGGTCATTAACTTATTTAAGTCAGGCCATGTAAAGCGATAAATATCATTTTCGTTATTCTGCATTTCAAGTTTAATAGATTCAGGAGCTGATGTAACCTCTAAGTACTTCATGTCGGCATTGCTACCTGTTTTGGCATCGAATCCACTCGCTCCATCAATCTCGTATATTTTTACGGTTGCATTGTAGACTGGCTTTTTGGATAATTTACCATGAACTACTAATGCCGGATTACCGATACGGACATTTACGTCCGAGTGCATTGATCGAGAATAGTCTTGAAGAGATATAAGGTCTTTTACATATTCAAATTCCGATGCATCTTGTTCGAGATAAGCGAACAATAACTTTTTAGTCTGCATGGGGTTATCAATATGCTCAATGAAAGTAACTCCTTCATATCTATCAACGCCTAAGTCAGTCCATATCTCGGTAGTTGGAACATTCATTCTAAGTACTCCATCGACTATCTTATCACGTTTATATTCAATCGTAACAGCATCAATCTTGTTCGCATCATCACGATGTCTATAAATCTTATATCCATCTTTAAATGATAGCACCTTACCCCTTAAACTAACTCCATCATACATAAATTGAATTGCAGATCTTGTCTCAATTCCGCACATTCTTGTTGCTTTTTTAATCAGCGACATCATACGTAGGTCTTTGTTCCAAATATCGGTAAACTTAGCAAAAGCATCCTGAATGTTTTGGTCGTTGCGATTACCATTCAGCACTAAATCAATATCATTCCCATACAGAAAAGCCACCATGTTAGCGACTATTTGTTGTGGATATGGTAGAGCGAGTTTAGTTTGGCGAACTTTTACTGACTTCTTTTCAATCTTACCATCTGGGGCTTCAACATCCTCCATCACATAGTAGTCTTCCTTGTCTTGGTCTATATGTATCGGGTGATGATTTTCGTAGAAACGAATATCCCTCGCAATCTGACCATAGGTAATACGGTTACAGTTTTTGCGTAAAATGGTTAACTGCTCTGAAAAGGATAGAGTTTTTATTTGCTCTATATCTAAATGATCTGGGGATAATCCCAATGATAATCCTAATTCTCCATCCATTTTTATATTATTTATTATTAATTAGTTATGAGTTAATATATAAATTAACTATGCTTATTGTATATAATTTATTGGTAAAATTGTGGCTATATATTTATCTGATTTATCCCAATCTCAATGCTCTCCCAATTACTTCTACCGCTTTTAGACTCTACAACCTTATTATTAAATCCCATCTCGTCAGTAAATCTTCTTAGCATACTCAATGAATCGGGAGCATCATCTTTTTGTTTTTCTACTTTAGCTAAGTAAGTTAGCAATTGTTGTAATGCTCTATCGTATTGACTTCCCGGCTTTACGTCATTTCTAAATACACAATGATTCTTAATCCATGCACTATCAGTAAAGATACGAGTCTCTTTGTTTGATGTGGTAAACTGCCATGTAACATTTGTTTCTACCTCTTTTGAAATGCCTAAAGCAAATATACGTCCACCATTATTACTCTCAAATCGCATTAGATTGACGTTGTTTTCATTCAAATTCCCAATCAATAACGGTTCTGTAACCTCAACTGGTTGGTCTGTAAAAATCCAGTCGTAAATATAATACAAATCTCCGTATTTCTTTGTAAGAGGAGCAGATAAATAATCATGTCCTTCATCTGCAACGTCACATACGCCTAAATTTGAATCCATTGAATCAATCGGAAGTTTGCCATCATACCATTTTAAGTCATCATGGTCAAATAGTCTACCCTTAATATCAATTGGCTCTTGTTGATATTCTGCAAACCAAATTGGTTCGGCAATCTTATTTTTTACATCGAGATAGTGTTCAGTGCTTTGAACATCTTCGCAAAATGACTTATTCTTTTTAGTGAGAGCCGACACCTTAATAATGTTTTCTTTTTTATAATCGCCACGAGCTTCATTTATGCCGATAATATCATTTGTTCTCCAGCGAGTGCCCACATCAATTTGGCAGCATCCACGCTCAACACGTGAACCCCTTGCTGATTCTGACCATTCTATTGTCTTTTGATTTACGGACTCACTGAGGGCATCTGTGATACCTCTATAAAGGTCATCCGATATATCAAGCATGGATGCACCGATACCGATAATAGTTCCACCCGTACCGCCACCAAAATAACTACTTTGGGTTGCGGTTTCTAATGCCCATGTTTTTACTCCTTTGGAACGTAATCTAACACCAAATAACCCGTACCATTTATCAGCACCGACTATTTCTCTAACATCCTTACTAAGTTTTTCATATAGAGTAGATGTACATGTATTACGCATTACAGACTTATCGGGGAAGTGACCTAACATAAATGCGCAGAAAAGAGAGACAATATACGATTTTCCTGACCTCGGCGGGAGGCTAATTGCCACTCTTATAACTTCTTCGTTCTTATATGAATCGTATACACGTTGTAAAATTTCTGCTATGTCTTTTAGGAATGGTCGTCTTGAATAAAACTTAAAATCGTGGTATAGGCAATACTCCCAAAAATCACCACGCTTGATATTTCTCCTGCGAAGCTCTATCCTTGCAGCAGCCTTCATTTCGAGCGAATGTCTATCGAGTATTGTCTGTTTTTCCATTTATAGCAATTCTATTTCTTTCTTGACTTTATTCCAATACTCAATAAATTTATATTGCGTGCAAATTGATATAATTTCATTAACGCAAATTATAACAGCATCTTTTACACCTGAATAATCTATATCGAGTGATATGTGGTCAAATTTATTAACCAACTCTTGTGCTTTTTCTTTTGGTGTCATCCCTTGTCGTCTATAGGTTCTACTTCTTTGGAGGAGTCAACAATAGGGGCAGGTTCTTCAACCTTTGTCGTAGCCATCCCAACTAAACTCAGCGCATCAATCATCTCCTCTTCATTATCACCCTTAATCTTGAACCACTTTTTAAGTACCTCAATATCAGTACAAGCATACATTTCGCCGTATTGCTCATCTGCTTTTATAGTGTTAAAACTTTTAGGTTCTGCTAAATTGCGTGAACCGTTTTTCTTGTCTGAATAGAATTTAACTGTTGTTGGTTTAAATCCTTTTTGTTTTGCAAGTTTTGCAAGTGATAGTGATATATCCATTTTATTTAGTGTTAATTGTATAATCCATTCTTGAATATCCTCCGCTTGCGTTGACCGATGATACTTGTTTTTGTGAGTCAATTCCGCTTAATGCAGATAAGCATTTACCATATCTATATTCGATACTACTTCCATTTTTTACGCAGAAATAGCCCCACTCACCAGTTCTTGATAGAACTTCGTCTAATAATTCTTTTACTGTATAATCCTTGTCAAGGATAACCTCGTATCCTGACATACAATCCCCTCTTGTCGGTGCATTTTGTCTTAGTTTGAGCATAATTTTTACTTCTTTTTACTTTGTTTCACCTCTTGATAATCCACCTCAACCCCTGCCATTTCAGCAAGTTCTTTATCTGTATATTTCGATAACCCTGAGTCGCTGATCTCTTTTGGTGCGGGTTGAGCATACTGCATGATATTTATTATCTTATCCACTATTGCCATTTTGTCCGCAATCTCAAATTTCACTCCGAATTTACCGAACTCAATTTTTTTAGCGGAAAGGCGCATTGCCTCGCTCCACTCTCCAGTTTTTTTTAACTCAGACATATCCTCGTTAAAATAGTCTGCAAGGGATACGTTGAACATATCGGCTAATCCGGTAACTACCGATTCCTTCGTTAAATTACGATAGGTAATCCGCTCTCTCTCTAATTGATTTACACGAGCTATAACATCGTTATTCTCTAATAGTAATAATGCCATGTTGTTAGCATCATCCGCATTAAGAGTAACTCCAAAAGCAGCGTTGTAGCTTTTTTCGATGCCATCACGAGAAACAATCATGCGACAGAATTGTTCACGAGAATCGTCGAGCATAACAGACTTTCGAGCAGGTTGTGTAATTCTCAATATTCCAAGTTCAGGAGTTTCTTCTGGCATATCTATAATTTTATTGTGCAAATATATACATTATTTTTTAATTTACTCTATAATTGCATTTTTAGTTCATTTTGGTAAGCGTTATGAGCTTCTAATTCTGTTGGAAAACGACCAAGATATTTACGTTTTCTATTTGTAGTTATGTAGGATTCCCAATTTCCATCTCTTTTAAAGAAGCTAACGCCAGTAAATTCTGAAGAGTATTTTTCTTTGTTCTTCTTGAAGCATATAGAATTATTTTCTCTCGATGTTACAACATGTAGATTCGATAATCTGTTATTGGTTTTATCCCCATCTATATGGTCGATTACTAATGTGTTTCCGTTTATTGTATGACCTAAAAATGCTATGGCAACTAACTGATGAACTGACATAGTTCTTGCCGTTCCATTCTTTTTTATACTAAATATCCTATACCCAGACCTATTTGCAGACTTTAGAATACGGCTATTTACCTTTCTCATACAAAATCCATTAAGAGCCAATCTATCAACGCTCCTTACTCTTCCTAAATTGCTGACTTGGTAATAACCCTCATATTCAGGCACATCCTTCCAAATCTCTATTTCTTCCATAATAAAAAAAATAGTCCCAAATTTCAGTAGGAAATTGCTGCTTCCTGACTTACTCTAAGGGACTTATAAATTAGTTTTACATGCAGCAACATGTATCTACAAATATGGTTATTATTTTTATTCTTCGTAAACTAATTAACAATTATTTAAGTAATTCGGAGTATGCCGAGTTCTGGTTCTTCGCTCATAATAATTCAAAATAATGAGCAACAATAAATCCGTCATGTATTTGACATGTGCCAAGATACATTCTATTTGAATCAGCCATATCGCTACCCGTCATACATATTTCTATGTTTTTTACAACAGGCTCGTTATTAGGCTCTACAAGATACCATAAGCATACAGTTCCGAGCTGTTGCTGAATGCATAAAAATTCTGAATATGCAGGAACTTCTATTTGCTGAATAGCATCTTTATAATCTAATTTATATTTCCATATCTGTTTCATAGTTCTGATATTAAACATCCATTTGTTAATATACAGTCAATCTCTTCCTTAAACTGCTCTAAACTTCTTATCTCGCAAAATGCCCCACCTTGTTTTACCAATGCAGCACCAACTTCCAATTGCTCTTTTGATAATTTATCTTTATCTACCTTGAAATCAAACATATATAATCTACCAGCGTAATAAAATTCATAGTCTAACACCCCTTTAACTAATCCTACAGCCTTCAAAGTCGACATGATTCTTAGTTTTACGTTTAACGGTATCACTCTCTCTAATATCAAAGGTAATCCATTAAAGTTTGCATGGAATAATCCTCGTAGTTCTGGGTGTTCATTATGGAGAAAAAGGTGCGATTGTGATTGAAGCTTTTCGTGACTTGCTGCCATGGTGATTAGTTTTTGGTATATACTTTATTTATTTCTTTAAACACATACTCAACAAGATAAGCATATTGTTCGTTTCCATCACAATAATTTTGGCTCGACATTCCGAGTGATTCAAATATATAATCTGCAATATGAACCGATTCATGGACTACAGATGAAACATCGCATGGATTTAAAAGAAAAACTATAATGCCAATATCATTTTTTGAGCTTATAGCTTCAATCACAGATGCTCTTACATTGTCAAAATAATTAGATTTATATCCATCATGTATTAACTTAAACGTTCCATCAGTTCTTTTAGTTTTAAACTTTAGTCCTTTTATAAAACACTCGATGCATTCAACTCCTCTTAAATCTACTACCCATATTTTACGTGGATAGATTTGAATGTCGATTTCGTGGATGCGCTTAGTGGTCATCTCTGTGCTTTTCGCTTATATCATAACCGAGACAATAACCTGAATAAAATATGATAGCCGACAAGACTATTGTACCGACTATTGTAATTACTGAAATTGGAATTATCATTTTATTGATTTTTTGTAACAGTATCCAGTATCATCCGACTACTGCTTTTAAGTTTAACACCTGTCTTTCGCTTTCTGTTGCCAAGTTGCGAAATGTCAACTCCGAGTCTTACTCAGCTCCTAATTTCTGACTTAGGTTGGACTTATTTACTGAGCTTCCTGTCAGGATCGAACTGACGACAATATCATTACAAATGATAGGCTCTACCTGCTGAGCTAAAGAAGCGGTTTAAATAGGCAGCACCGTCCTATTAATGTATGGTTTTAGGTTTTATTTATTCGCAGCGACCATCTTTACCTTTAACGCCGATAGTGTTTATCGTTGCAAAGTAAATCAATTAATTTGTAATTGCCAAATCTTTAATCGCCATAGTATTATACAACTCTTTAAATTGCTTAGTATTCAATTTTGTCGGCAATGATTTGAGATAATTTTCTAATTGAGCCTGTAACGCATCTTTAGCAAATTCTAATGCAAGAAATGCTTCGCAAAATGTTTTATCCATTGGCGTCTCAAAAGAAGTTTTATTTTTCGAGCCATCATTGGTTACTGATATTTTTAGTTCTATGTCTATTAGCATAATCAATAAAACTTAGAAGATGATACTTCGATGCGCTTTTCTTTTATCAAACAAACTACATCTCCTTTTTCAAATCCAACTGAAATGTCTTTTTCTGTTTCAGTACCATAAATATGACCCACCAATTTTCCTAATGTTTTATTCCTTTTAGAATTTGCAACATAATAATCAAGTTTTCCATCTTGATAAATAAAGAATTTTTTCATTTTACTATTCACTTAACCAATAGTGAGAGGTTTTAATTATTATTTATACAAAGATAATATGTTCAACCCAATTAAACTCATATTTATTTATGTTATACAACAGGTTTTTACTTTGGTCAAAAATTGGTCGGATATTTTTTGAGATTTAGGGGTGAAGGGAAAAAGATTTTACGTTTTTGACCCCGAATTTTTAAGCGGCATAGCGCATATTAACATTGTTAATAAATACCCTAAGCACCCCTCCCTTCCAAATCTTTATTTTAACAATCTTTAACTATAATATATGCAATAATGTTTGGTCAATCGAAATGATATGTGTATCTTTACATCAACAAAGAAACAAACTAACATGTTGATCAACAAAAAGTTTAACATATTAAATTGAATCTTTTAACACAAATACTTTTCATATATCAATTCAATATATTATCTTTGTGTCATACTAATCAACTAAAACAAACGCCTTATGAAACTCTTTACAACTAAACAACTTACCGGACTTATAGCAGTAGCAGTAGTATTGATCACTGTAGTAGCATTGCTTGTAACAGGTAACTTTGCTTATCTAAACTAATACCGGGTGCAGCCTATTAGATTAGGCGCATTCACAATAACAAAGTTCTTTGACATGATGAACATAGGTTGCGAAAGGAAGCAACTAAAGAACATAGGTGACCGCTTCAGTGAAATGCTGTTATAGGTCAATTAAAAACATAGGGTGACAACCTTCAGTGCAATGCTGTTAACCGTACAACATAGTGTTGTTTACTTCGGTGAAATGCCGTAATAGAACAAAGTAAGAGATAGGCGGTTGGTTCTGCCTATCTATACGATGCTCAATGTTGAGCAACTAACAACTATTATTATGATTCACATAACAGACATTAAGCCCGACACACGTATACAGCTACAATGCGGTATAGTGATGTCAATTGATGCAATGGAGCACATAGGAAGCAGGACATTTGTTCTGTGCACTATGGATAACGGTACTGAAGAGGGTCATAGGATTGATATTAATGACTCTGTATTATTCTTTAATGAAAATAAATCTATATTATTATGACAAAAGATCAATTATATGTGCACACCGCTATTAATGGCAGGAGTAACTCTGTTACAAATCCAATTGAAAAGGAAGTATTAAGGAGCACCGTTGAAAAATGGGACACAGGAAAGAACATGTATCCTTATAAAGTTTGGGTGTTATACGGAACAAATAAAGACCAGTTATGACCCTCGAAAAGCTTATCTTTATATCGATAGAATTATTTATTATAGCATACTTCATCAAGTGTGCAGTTGTTAAAATTAAAAAGTTTATTAAATATTTTAAAGAAGACTAATATTATGAAAACAGTTAAATTCCTTGCACCAAATCAATGTTATTTTTTCAGTGATAACAAAATTGTATTCCAGTCTTACGATACAATTGTTTGTACTATTGAAAATGGGAAAGTACAAATCACTGAAGGACAACCGCAAAGTAATACGACCGCAAAATGGTTAAACAGATTTTTGGAGTTACACGTTGGTATTAACAATTATAAAAATATAGACAAATGAAAGCAATTAACGGATTATCAAAAGTGTTTTTCGGAGTAAGAAAATCAGATAACGAACGTATTTATTTATCAAAACCATCATGGGATTGTTCGTGGTATTGGGGATTCGGCTATTTAGGAAATAGAAATGAACATTATCATTTATCAGGATACGCAAACGGTAAAAACGTGTACGATGCTTTGTTGGCTGATTATGATTTAAACGAAAAGATAAAAGAAAATTTGTGGGTTTTTGTTGAGTTGGTTACAACTGCATACACGCTAAAAGAAACGGCTGAGGTGCTTGGCAGGGGTGGGAGTCATTACACTACTAACCCCTGTAAATCTATTATAATTAACGAGGTAGAAACTAAACGTATTAACGAAGATGTACTACCTGCTATCTTTAACGAAATAGGTAGAATTATTGAATAGAACTTTAACCCGTCGAAATTCACCGTACATGAGTGAACAACAAATCAATCGAATTGGTTAAAGCATTACTTTAAATCTTGTATTTTAATGGACTGAAATACAGTAACAAACAACAAACTAAAAAAATCCGTTCAAAGCGGAAAAAATCATGAAAACGAATGAAAATGTAACAATCGAAATAACGGGGAATAAATTAACAGTAAAGCAATTATGTTTTCCGACCTACACGTTTGAAGTAAAAGAAAAAGCACCCGCAGGATATCACATTTGGAATATAGGGCACAATATGCCGGCTGAATACACCCCGTATTGTAAGTATTTACATGACTTAAATATAGATCCTACAAGTTTAGTAGCTGTACTAAAATAAATAAAATGACATCTAATCAATTATTTGTACACACTGCTATTAATGGCAGGCAGAATGCTATTGTAGACCGCGACGAAAAAGAAATACTAAATCTAACTGTCGCTAAATGGGACAAAGGAAAGAATATGTATCCGTATAAGGTCTGGGTGCTTTATGGTACGCACAAAGATTCTATTTAATATAATCACACAACTTTAAATTAAACCCTCTTAAAACGCTTTAAAATCAATATAGACAAAATCTATAACATCCAAACAATTATGGAAACAAACTATATTCAAGTAGGCTGCTATGTCTACATATTTGACACAAACAGGATTATTAAGGGTCAACAATGGCCTGTATTGATGAAATTCAATTTAAACTAAAAATAAAAGCCGACAATATGAAAACGAATAAGATATTTTCCCAAACCCAGTACGATATTGCCCGACTTCAAAATGAAAGAATACAATACCAAAACAATAAAACAAATTGGGTTGACTTTGATACATTCGGAATGGATATTAATTTTGTAGGTAAGACTGGAGTTATTGCAACTAAGCATGTAAATGACTGGAAAAGTTATACGTATAAAGATTTATGTAAGAAATTTGATGAAATAGATGTTGATTCCTCTAAAATGTACTTTGATTCATAGACCTTTATCCATTTATTTTGATTATCTTTGTATCAAATTACTGTCTCACATAGTAATTAACCCTTTAAAAGCCCTTTTTGATTTAATTCGCAGTGAGACACGGATTATTTTGATTAGGGCTTAATTTATATATTCTTATGAAAAAACAAAAAATACAAGAAAATTGGCGTACTATCCCAGATTACAATGGTTATTTGTTAAGTGATTTAGGACGTGTTAGGACAATAGAAGGCGTATTTATAGAGACTTATAACGGGTTTGTCATGCTCGAATTAGAACAGTACTCAATTGCTGATTTAGTACAAAAAACATTCGTAAAAGAAAAGCCAGCAAATGCTGGTCATAACGATATTTTAAACGGCTCATTTACGCTACGTTTCAAACATTATGTACTAACACCAACCTCAACACCTGATTTGTCTTCTGATGGTCTTAAAATGTGGTTTACTGACTATGGATTTGTGTGCGTCGCGCCTCAAAGAAGTTTTCCGGTTGGTAATTGTAGATTTATATTCCCTTATGCAGTAACAGGGGATAGGGCGTATTTGTGCCCATTTGAGGAAATAACGGAAGGATCATATAGAATGCCTCGTAATTCGGGGACTGTTCAAATTTCGACCAACAAACGACCTGTACCGCTTCGGCAGGCAATAGCAATTATTTACAAAGAGTTCAATAAAGCGGTTAAGGATCATTCTCGTATTACTCCCGATACTAAATTACTAAAAAGCTATGCTTCTAACGCTGTTTTAAGTACTATAGGGAGATTAACTCCCGTATGTACTCACAATGATACTGTTTATATTATTTATGTCGATTACAAAAGCCTACGTGCTGAATACAGGGAATTAATTTCAAAACAGGACGTTTTTAAAATATATGAGTTTGTTTCCGTACAGTCAAATTTACTGTGGGAAAAATCGTTTGGATTTAGTAAAGAATCGTTTTTAAAGTTGGTTGAAACCGCTGATAAATAATAACTTA